GAAGCTAGTGCTGTACTGTGCAGCAGCAAAGTTAGACTTGCAAGTGGTGTACGATTTTATTGAGGATCATATAAAGTATGAGACAGATGAGCTTACAGAGTATGAGTTCGGTACAAACAAGTGTGTGTCTTGTGGTAACCCCTCAGAAGAAGACTTCTGTGAGTTCTGTTTGAAGGAAGAATAATGTACACAGTTGAGTTAGAATACAATCATGCATTCATCCGTACCCTTGACGAGAAGGACAGGCATGAAGATGTAAGTGTGATCATTAGTGATGATGGCCGTGTGTATATAATGCAGTACAATGAAAAGACAGAAAAGAATGATGTAATAGTTATGTCTTTACAACAGCTCGTAGATCTGTATAGTGCAATGGATAGCCCCGAGGGGGCTTTCAGATTGGAGGTTCAACGTGGCAAACAATGACAATCCACACTTAGCTTGTCCGTATGTTGATTGCGGATCAAGTGACGCTTTTAATTGGAATGATGACGGTTTTGGCCATTGTCATTCTTGTTCGAGAGCCTATCCATCCAAAGATATGCCAGAGGTATTCGAATGGGTGAAGGCTGAATATCCTTTGAAAGAAAGGAGAAACCCTATGGACATACCCATAGTGTCACAAACACACGAAGGCATACGTGGCCTTGATGCTGACGTAGCCGAATTGTATGGCATTGCTATGCAGCTAGGTGACGATGGCAGACCAGTACGTTACGCTTACAAGTATCCACACACGGTCAAGTACCGTCTGGTAGACGACAAGTCTAAGTCATGGACTAAGGATCGGGGAATGGGCATGAACCATCTGTTCGGTCCAGAGTTCAACGCAGGTACATCACAGCGTATCTATCTGACCGAGGGTGAGTTCGATGCTGCATCACTGTATCAAATTCTTGGCAAGACATTTCCTGTGAAGTCACTGCCCTCTGCAAGTATCGGTGAGAAGTTCATAGCACACAATCACCTTTATCTGTCGTCGTTCAAAGAGATCGTCTACGCAGGTGAGCTTGATCATGCAGGACGTAGAGCAGCTGATAAGTTGTACCAAGCATTTCCAGACAAGTTCTGGTATGTGCCAATGTCTAAGCACAAGGATGCCAATGACTTCCTGCAAGCAGGTGATGGCAAGGACTTGATGTGGGCAGCTAAGAAGCCTATGCGGTACAGCCCTGAGAACTTCTTCTGTTCTAGTGAAGACTTTTCTAACGCACTACGCACAGAGAACCCTTACGAGTATGTACCTACTGGTCATGCAGGACTTGATGAGAAGATTCGTGGCATGGTCAAGGGTGGTCTGACGTTTATCAAAGCACCTCGTGGTACTGGTAAGACTGAGGTGATCCGTTACTTCGAGACTGGCCTGTTGCACAATGAGGGTGTCAAGGTTGCTCTACTTCACATGGAAGAGATGAAGTCTACTACCCTACGTGCTATGGCTACGTATGAGTTAGGTGCCAATGTCCGTACCAAAGAGGATGCTGACCGTAATGGTTACACCCTTGATCAGGTTGAAGCAGCAGCCAACAAGATTGCTGACTCAGAGAACAACAGGACAATCATCTTCGAGATGCAGTCTCATGATGACCCACTAACTTTGTTAGATTACACACGTATGGCAGTTACATCTTTTGGTGCTGACTTTGTGTTTGTTGATCACGTACAACGTTTGGCATACTTGTCAAACTCTGGTGTTGATGGTGCTACCAGTACCCTGACTACACTTGGGTCACGTATGGCACAGCTTGCTAAGGAGTTGAACATTGGTGTGGTATTTATATCACAGGTTAATGACGATGGACGTACAAAGTATGCAGCCTCTCTTGAAGAAGAAGCAATTATATGCGTAAAGATAGAACGTGATACCGAGTCCGAGGATGAAATACTTCAGAATACTACTGAATTTATTGTTGACAAGAACCGTCCATTTGCTAAATTAGGTAGGGCAGGTTCGGTCTACTATGATCCAGAGACAACAATCTTAAGTGAAGAAGTACCATACGAAAGGAGTAACATAGCAGCATGATTGTATTTGATGTAGAAGCTGACGGACTACTTGATCAGGCTACAAAGATACACTGCTTGTCTTATACCGATGATGGCAACAACTATAAAACTTTGTTTGATTACTCTGATATGCGTGATCTTATACTCTCTCAGCGGGGGTTGGTTGGTCACAACATTATTAGATATGATGTACCACTTCTAGAAAAGATCTTGGGTATCAAGGTGACAGCACGTCTCTTTGACACACTACCTATGTCTTGGGTACTAAACTACGATAGACCTAAGCATGGTCTTGAATCTTTCGGTGAAGACTTTGGTGTACCTAAGCCAAAGATCGACGATTGGCAAAACTTAACTAAAGAGGAGTATGCACACAGATGTACAGAGGATGTAAAAATAAACTGGCTCTTGTGGCAAGACGTTCTCAAAAGATTTATGTTTATCTACAAGGACAAGGTAAAGTTAGACAAATTCTTCCGCTATCTGGAGTTCAAGATGGACTGTGCTTCAGTGGCAGAAAGGATCGGATGGAAGTTGGATATCGAGTTGGCACAGAAATGTGTGGACGATCTTACCCAACAGAAGTCTGATAAAGAGGCAGAGCTTATTCAAGTTATGCCAAAGCGCAAGGTGACCACCAAGAAAACAAAGCCAAAGAATTGTTTCAAAAAAGATGGTTCTCCATCTGCTCATGGACAACGTTGGTTTGACCTCCTACAAGAACACAACCTACCCATGCACTATGACGGTGAAGTAGAAGTTATTAAAGGTTGGGATCAACCCAATCCTAATTCTACTGATCAAGTCAAAGACTGGTTGTACTCACTTGGTTGGGAACCTTGCACCTTTAAATATGACAAGAACAAGGAGACTGGAGAAGAGAGAAAGATTCCTCAAGTCCGTAAGGATGGTGAACTTACCGACTCAGTAAAGCTAATCGCTGAGAGTAACCCTGCCGTAGAAGTTCTTGAAGGTTTAACTGTGATGCAACACAGACTTAAAATCTTTGAGGCATTCATTGAGTGTGAGCAGAATGGTTATGTTCGTGCTGAAGTTGATGGTCTTACCAACACCTTACGATTTAAACACAAGAAACCTTTAGTCAACCTACCTGGGGTAGACAGACCGTGGGGTAAAGAGATAAGGGGTTGCTTAATTGCACCACCTGGATATATTCTTTGCGGTGCGGATATGACATCTCTTGAAGATACGACTAAAAGACATTATATGTACCCCTACGATCCAAACTATGTGCATGAAATGTCACAAAAAGGTTTTGATCCACACCTTGATTTGGCAAAACATGCAGGTGCTATTACGCAGTCTGACATTGATGCCTACAATAGGAATGAACGAGACGACTTAAAAGCAATGCGTAAAAACTACAAAGTTGTAAACTATTCAGCTACCTATGGCGTAGGTGCAGCTAAGTTATCTCGTACTACTGGTATGGCTATTCCTCATGCACAGTCATTGCTTGATGCATATTGGGAACGTAACTGGTCAGTCAAAGCTTTTGCTGAGGCTCAAAAGATACGTAAGATCAATGGTGAGATGTGGGTACAAAACCCTGTCAGTGGTTTCTGGCATTCACTTCGTTATGAGAAAGATGTGTTCTCTACCCTTAACCAATCGACTGGTGCTTATTGCTTTGATAAGTGGGTTGCTTACTATAGAACACGTAGACCAAATATCATTGGTCAGTTTCATGACGAGTCTATTAACTTAGTTAAGCAAGGAGAGCAAGATGAGCATAGTGATGCATTGAATTGGGCTATTAAAAAACTTAACGAAGAACTTAAATTAAATGTTGACTTGGGTATTGATATACAATATGGTCAGCGATATAGTGACGTACACTAACAATGGAGGGCCGAATGGCTACACGTAAAGTAAAACTAACTGGTATTGCCGAGTGGGCAAAAGTATTTCCACAGAACCGTGACATGGAAGGTTTTGATGGTGCATATAGAGAGTGCAACGGTGCTTGCACAATCGACTTAATTCTTGATGATGATAACCTAGCTACACTGAAGGCTTCACGTTCTATGAAGCGGGGTACTCCCGATCAAATGGGACGTGGCACTAAAGTAAAATTAGTACGTAAGTTTGATACTGGAAAGGATTGGGATAGTGGTGCACCTGTTGTTAAAAAGTCTGATGGTAGTGATTGGGATTATGATCTTGATGGCACCATTGGTAATGGGTCTACTGTAGAGGTTCTACTCTCAGTCTATGATACTAAAATGAAGAGTATTGTAGGTACTCGACTGGATGCGGTTACAGTTCTTGACCATGTTCAGTATGTTCCAGATACTGTTTCAGATGATACTTCGCCATCTGTTACAGCTGATAATAAACAAAGCGAAGTGTTGTTTTAACCTCCTCCCAAAACAACTAGTGGCCCCCTTCGGGGGGCTACCTTTTAAGGAGATAACATGAAAAAGATTGATACATTAGTTGAAGACCTTGAGTCCGTGATCTATGGACAAGGCGGCTGGAACGGAACCATCGGTTCTATGCTAGGCAACAACATTGCGATGTCTGCCAACAAAAGATTTAGTAAGCCGCAGGAGCCTCGTGGGTATCTATCTCTTTCGTCTATTGGCACACCTTGTAAACGTAAGCTTTGGTACAAAGTAAACAAGCCAGGCTTCGGTGAACCACTCAGTGCTAATCTACTGCTTCGTTTCTTTTATGGAGATATGATCGAAGAGCTTATCCTATCTATGGTGATAGCTTCTGGTCACAGCATGAAAGGTTCTCAAGACAAACTCAACGTTCATGGCATACGTGGTCACCGTGACTGTGTAATTGATGGTATGACTGTTGATGTTAAGTCTTGTAGCCCATATGCTTTCAAGAAGTTTAAGGAAGGTACACTACGTGAGAACGATGCCTTTGGTTATATAAGTCAGCTTAGTTCTTATGTCTATGCAGGTAAGGATGATCCTCTGGTTACAGACAAGACACATGGTGCATTCCTTGCGATTGATAAAGTTAGTGGTGAGATCTGCCTAGATGTGCATGACTTCACAGAAGATCTTAAGACTAAGGAAGAGGAGATGCTTGCAGCTAAAGAGTTAGTAGCAGGTGACATACCTACTGACCGTGTACAACCCGTACCTGCAGGTAAGTCAAGTCCTAATACTAAGTTAGACAAGTCTTGTCAGTTCTGTGAGTATAAGAAAGCTTGCTGGCCTAATCTACGTATGTTCAAGTACTCATACGGTATTGAATATCTAGTACACGTAGAGAAGGAACCCAAGGTAGAAGAGGTGTTCGATGACACGGGCAGCTAAAGCCAAGGGACGTGGTGGACAAAATGAAATCAGAGACAAGCTATTAGAGACCTTTCCTGAGTTCGAGCCTGATGACATAAAGTCCACAACTATGGGAGACACTGGAGAAGACATCCAGCTGTCTCCCGCAGCTAGAAAGAAGTTACCAATTACTATTGAAGTTAAACGTAGGAAGTCTGGTATGAAGATGGCCTATGACTATATTGAACAAGCTAATAAACATGGTAAAGGAGAGCCAGTTGTATTTTTTCGTGCGGATAGAAAAGACTGGATTACCATGATTAGTATAAATCATTATATGGAGTTGTTAAAGAAATGGAAGTAAAAATTTGGGGAGTAACTGAGGGTCCAATAGCTATTGAAGAAGTCTCGGAAGAAGAACTTGAGATGGCACCTGATGGATCTAAGTATTTTATGGTGTGTAGAACAGAGATAGATGGTGTAGTTGGTGAAGATAACTTTTGGTTCGAGGACTTCGATGATGCTTACGAATGGAAAAAGCATTTTATGAATAGCATTGACCCGATTGTGATTGACATGAATGGCACTAGTGCGTATAACTAGGGGTCTTTCGAATGAGGTTTGAGCTAGCAATAAAGATAAAAGTAGACCCTGAAGCTAACTTTCTTGAAACTTTTGGGGATAACTCTGATGTGCTAAAAGAATTAATCGAAGCTAGTCTATACGATATAGACGATGTAATTGTAGAAGAATGTGAGGTAAAAAATGTTGAATGAATCAGATCTAGAAGCTTGGGAATATTACAACGAAGCCTTAAAAGAACGTATGACTATGGATCAGTATCAACGGGCAGCGGCTAAGACTGCTATCTACAATAGTACACATAGTATACTTTACCCTGCTCTTGGTTTAGCAGGTGAGGCAGGTGAGGTTGCAAACAAAGTTAAGAAGATGATTCGTGACAACAACTTTGATCGCAAAGGTATTGCTGCAGAGATTGGTGATGTGCTTTGGTATCTAGCTGCGCTGTCCCGTGATCTTAACATTGACTTGCATGATATAGCTTTTGAAAATCTAGAGAAGCTTTACGGTCGTAAAGCAAGAGGTACACTTTCAGGATCAGGAGATAAAAGATAATGGCTAAACTAACTATAGATGAAGTAGAGTATGACACTGAAGATTTTAACGAAGATCAGATGAAAGTGTATAATGAAATTTTGTATGCCCATGATCAATTAAATCGGTTGAACTACACGGTTCAAGTTTTAAACGAACGTTGTGTAACGTTGTCTAAAATCATTGTAGATTCATCAAAAGAGGTAGAGACAACAGATGAAGATTAGGCGTTTTTACTTTACGAAAGAAAGTGAATGGTCTCGAAATGTCCGTAGAGATGACAAGGATGGGCCTTGGTGTCGTTATGAAGATGTAGAGAAACTACTGGAACGCATCGAAGAACTGGAAAAAGGAAAAACAGATGAATAACTATTTACCAACAGACTACCAGTCATTCATTCACAAGTCACGCTATGCCAAGTACTTCGATGGTAAAGGGCGTGAGAACTGGGACGAAACAGTAGAACGCTACATGGATAACGTTGTGCGTCCAGCAGCAGGTGACGACTCATACATCAACCAGATTCGTGACGCTATCCTAAGCTTAGAGATCATGCCATCTATGAGAGCTATGATGACAGCTGGTCCTGCTCTTGATCGTGACAACACAGCAGGTTACAACTGTTCATATCTACCCGTAGATGATCCTAAGAGCTTCGACGAAGCGATGTACATCCTTTTATGTGGTACTGGGGTTGGCTTCTCTGTAGAACGACAGTACATTAGTAAACTTCCAGAAGTACCAGAGCTGTTCGAGAGTGACACTACAGTCGTCGTAAAGGATAGCAAAGAGGGTTGGGCTAAGGCTTTTCGTCAAGTGTTAGCACTTCTGTGGGCTGGAGAGATTCCTAAATGGGATGTCTCTCGTGTGCGTCCTGCGGGTGCAAGACTTAAAACATTTGGTGGTAGAGCATCAGGTCCAGCACCTCTGGTTGAGTTGTTTAATTTTGCTGTGTCTACATTTAAAAATGCACAAGGTCGTAAACTCTCAAGTCTTGAGTGCCATGATCTAATGTGTTTCATTGGGCAGATAGTTGTGGTTGGTGGTGTACGTCGATCAGCTATGATCAGTCTATCTAACCTAAGTGATGACCGTATGCGTCATGCTAAGTCAGGACAGTGGTGGGAGACTGCAGCTCATCGTGCGTTAGCAAATAACTCTGTATCTTACACTGAGAAGCCTGACGTAGAAACATTTATGCGGGAGTGGTTAGCTCTAGTAGAAAGTAAGTCAGGAGAACGGGGGGTATTTAATCGTGAAGCATCTAAGAAACAAGCTGCAAAATATGGTAGACGGGATAGTGATTACGAGTTTGGTACAAATCCATGCAGTGAAATCATTCTTCGTCCATATCAGTTCTGCAATCTTACCGAGTGTGTCGTACGTGCTACAGATACTATCGACGACTTGGAACGAAAGGTCCGTCTGGCAACAATTCTGGGAACTATCCAATCCACCTACACAAAGTTCCCGTATCTGCGAAAGGTGTGGAGAGACAACACTGAAGCCGAACGACTGCTTGGTGTGTCACTCACGGGCATAATGGATAACCCATTACTAACAGCAAAGAACAAAGGACTGAATGAAACTCTTGCACACCTTCGTCAAGTGGCTGTTGATACTAACGCTGAGTTTGCTGATAAACTTGGTATCCCTGTATCTGCTGCTATCACATGCGTCAAGCCAAGTGGGACTGTTTCTCAGTTGGTTGATTCAGCATCTGGTATCCATGCTCGCCACTCACGGTTTTACATTAGGACTGTACGAGGAGACAACAAAGACCCTCTTACTCAGTTCATGAAAGATCAGGGTATTCCTCATGAGCCATGTGTGTTCAAGGGTGACACTACTACAGTGTTTAGCTTCCCTCAGAAGTCACCTAATAAAGCTGTAACACGTAATGACATGACCGCCATTGAGCAACTTGAGATGTGGTTAGCTTATCAACGTAACTGGTGTGAGCATAAACCATCTGTAACTATCTCAGTCCGTGACTCTGAATGGCTAGATGTGGGTGCCTTTGTGTACAAACACTTTGATGAGATGTCTGGTGTGTCCTTCTTACCACACTCTGATCATACGTATCAACAAGCACCTTATCAGGATTGCAGTGAAAATGAGTACAAAGAACTTCTAAAGTTGATGCCAAAACGTATTGACTGGTCAAAGCTTTCAGAGTATGAACAAGAGGACAACACTGTAGCAATGCAGACTATGGCTTGTTCTGGTGATGTATGCGAAATCGTAGATCTAACATAGGATCTATACCTTCACCCTGCGTAAAAGTTTGTCGAATAGAAGATAAATATTGCGCAGGGTGTAAAAGAACTATTGACGAGATACGTGATTGGATGGTAATGTCAGAATACGAGCAGAATAAACTGCTGTATGAATTAAAATGGAGACAGTCTGTTGCAAACAGTTAGAAAAAAATTTAGCCGTGCTTTGTATGAAGCATACGATTCACAAGCTAAGGATGCTTTAACAGAGTATCTCACAAAGAAAGGTCACACGTTAGTCAATACCGAGGAAAACTACAACGTAGATGTTGTCTCTCAAAAACATGGCTATACTTACTTCAATGAAGCTGAGGTCAAGGTAGCTTGGGACGGTGACTGGCCTACACACTGGAGAGAAATACGTATCCCAGAACGTAAGCAACGTCTACTTGATAAATATCAGAGTGAGAATGGAGTACTTAACTTCTACGTTTTTCGTAAAGACCTCAAGCAAGCTTGGCGTATCAGAGACTTCTTGTTGACCAAGGAAAGTCTTGGTGAAGCAAAGGGTAGATACATCAGACCAGGTGAGTTGTTCTTTCACATTCCATACACAGAAGCGGAGTTGATTATACTATGACAGACAACGTAAATAAGCCTCCTCACTACGGTCAAGGTGACATTGAATGTATTGATTATATCAAAGACATCTTGACAGATGAAGAACTTATCGGTTATTATCGAGGTAACGTTGCAAAGTACTTACACCGTTGGCGTTACAAAAATGGTCTAGAGGATTTGAAGAAAGCAAGATGGTACCTAGAAGCACTTATACAAAATCAAAGCAGACAATAAAACCATTTAACGAAGGTTATCAAGCCTTCCTTGAAGGTAACTTGGGCAATCCCTACCAAGTTAATACAAAAGATAATAGGGATTGGGAGATGGGCTTTAACAAAGCCTATTTCAAAAACAAGGAGCTAGTAATTGAAAGAGAGCTTAGAGAAAGAAGCAAAAAAGTTTACTCAGCAAAAGCGTAAAGCTCCTACAACAAAAAGCCTGACCCCAAGAATATACTTAGCAGGTCAGGCTTTAACTGGTCTGTTGGCAGGGGCAAGGTCGAGTAACGATATGCGAGAAATAAAACGGAAGGCATATGATTGGGCAGATTATATGCTTGATGATGATATATAAAAGGGGGCTTCGTGCCCCCTCTTTTATTGGTATTGTTTTCCGTAGACTTCTAACTTCTTTAAGTCATCTTTAGTTGATAGGTAACTCCTGAGTACTTCTAACTCACCTCTAGTTAAGTTCTCAAAATCATCTTGGATAGACTTTAGATCTTGAAGTGCTTTCTTTATCTCTTTCATGTTGTACTTACTGGCTAGTTCGTACTGAAGACCTATGGTCTCTACAGGACCAGAGTACTGCAGGTATAAAAATGTTTTAGCTAACTCTTTAGACTTTTCAATTTTATCTTTCCAAGCTATCTTTTTACCTTCTTGGTCTAAACCTCTAAACCAATTATTTTTTATCAACAATCCAGCTTCAGCCTCAAGTACATCAAAGAGTATTCCATTATACCTGTTTGCAGCTTTTGGAGATTGCAGTCTAACTTTTCTAGCAGCGTTATAATCAAACTCACCAAGCCCTGCCATGCTCATTACACGTTGTGTGTCTGTTAAACGAAGTGTACGAATACCAAACATTTTTGTAGAGTTTATGTCAGCTTGACCACTGGCAGCTTGTTGTAAAGTCTCTGCTAGAGGTTCTCCTAAGAATAAACCTGCGATGTTATCAACATACCTCAAAGCATCATTTACACCTTTATTGTTTTGATAACGATCAATTGGTCTAGCTTCTTCTTTTCTAAGAATGCCTACACCTAAGTTAATAGGTTCAAGAGGTCTTAGAATTGCAGATGCAGGTTGTGTAAATACAGAACTTGAAAACAGTTGTTCAGTAGCTCTCCACAAGTCTCTTGTCTCAGGATCAAACATATCTTTCAAAGGTGTTATAAGGTCTCTTTGAGTTTTTGTTAAGTTTCTGGTAAGACCACCAAGACTGAAGTCCTCAAGCAGCATAGTTGCCTCAGCCTCTGGCATAGCTTCACCTCTGCGAGCATAAGCAACCCACCTTGCAACACCTTTAAATAGTGATATGGGATAGTCGTATCGTTGATTGATAACCTCACCAGTTAGTGGATCTGTTGTAGCATAGAGGGGAAGTCCATTATCTATATTCTCACCTTCAATATCTGATAGGCTCCATACAAGTCCTGTTACTACTGCGGATCTAACAACAGCCTCATCTAGGGGCATGTCTAGGTTTTTAGTTCCAGACATTACGATGTTTAAACCTGGAGCATTTCTACCAGTAAAGGCGACAGTGTTGTTAAAGAACCTACCAAAAGGTACTAGCAAACCAATACCAGGAAGGTTTCTTGCATCTTCGATTACACCTGCAATTTCACCAATTGGTGTTTTGCTTTTATAAGATTTAGAAAAGATAGCTTCGAGAGTTTTATCTACAGCCTGTGCTTCTATCTCTCTGTACTGTTTAGAGGTCATAGCTTTAGCTGCACCATCCCAAGAATAGAAATCGTTCCAACCTCTTCCATAACCTGCTCTTAATAGTTTATCCATTTGAGTTAAAAACTCTACAGATTTAGTAAAGGAATCTTGAGCATGAACTAAGGTAAGAGTTTGTGTGATATCAATAAGATCATCAGTAGCTATGTCTACAGCTTTTTTAGTGGCACTAAACTTACCATTAGTTAAGAGTTTGGTAGCATTCTCTACACCACCAGGAAGTACGTTATTTAACTTTTGAAGTGCCTCGGAGTTTCTTGTAAGTGCAGATTGAAAGGCAGCATAGGTCATATCTGGATCAGACATAAACTTAAATCTAGAGTAGGTATTACTAAATAAAATATTAGCTAGACGATGAGACTTTGCACCAGACTCACTTGCACCAACTACTTTTTTAAGTGTTCCCCAACTAGCATGTACGGAGGCTAAAGCTACATCACTTACAGTATTTAAAGCTGCGTTTGTACCCCAACCAATTACATTGAGTGCACTTGTAGATGGGTGAGAGACAAGAACACGAACCATTTTATTTTGTGCATTACGAATAGTGTCAGTAGTATACTCTTTTGTTTTTGATCTGGGCTTTTTAATCAAACCCATATCAACACCTTCATCAAATAAATGTTGAAGTTCTAGATCAGTAACATTGAGTCCTAGTTGTCGAGCTGATTGACCTACAGCATTCAAAGCTCTACCTGATTCAGACATTTTATATGCTAGGATGTCACCAACATCTCTACCAGTAAGCTTCTTTTTATTTTTAATTTTATTGCCAGTTGCTTTTTCAATAGCAGTTAAGAAATCTTGAGCTTCTTTGTCACTAACACCAGAGATAATGTCTGCCATCCAGTTGGTAAACTTATCATCCTCAAATCGTTTACCCCAAACAAATCCACGTTCAAGTGCGGTTTGAGTCATACCTTTAAACACAACTTCACCAGACTCTGTCTGATGTCCTAGCATAAGAGTTGTAAAGAAGTCTGTGGATAGGTCTTTACTTTCTTTAGAAAACTCCATACCACCTTTAATCTTTGTCTTCCAATCTCTTCCGATTGGTGCAATAGTTTGGTTAGTATAGTTTTCAATAGCTTTAGACATCTCCGATAAGAAGCCTTCACTAGCTGGCTGTGGTAAATTTTGTGTTGGAATTTGTGTATTACTCCAGCCACGTTTAAGTACGACACCTGCTTGTACTCCACCCATGACTAGACCACCTAAGAATGCTATACCCATAGCAAGCTCGTCGTACTCGTCACGAATATCAAGGTCTATAAGACCCTCTTGATATAGTGCCTCCATACCTACACCAACTATAGAGTCTATACCTGCAGTAATTCCTACTTCTGCTAAAGCCTTTCCAGTAGCTAATCGTTTAGCACGATTAGTACCTAAAACCTTAGCAGAGTACTCAGCTATCTTTTGAGTATTAGCAATGTTAGCCTGAGCCATTGCCGCAGTAAATTTCTTTTTACCTGTGTTAGCAATTTCTTTTTGAGTAGCACCTTTAAGAGCTTGTTTTTGCATTTCTTTAAATGCTTGTTTCCTGGCTTGATCACTGGTAAGACGCAGTGCACCACCACCTATTGCTTTACCTATCAAGCCACCAATCAAATTGATTGGATCAAGCAAAGCAGTTCTAGTATAGTCCATAACACCTTCTGCACGTTCTGCAAGAGAGGTCTTATCACTAAACAAGTCAGCCATATTCTCGTAGAGGCTATAGGCAGCAGCAGCCCTAGCCATCCTACTATCATCACCTTTTATGTCATTAATATAGTCCCACTCATTTAGTCCACGTACAGTATTACCTGCACTAACACCACGTCTATTGTTAAGGAACTTATCAACAACCTGTTCACGACTGTTATTTATAAATTCGTCTTTACCATAACGATCATACATAAAGTTTTCAATGATTGAATACATGTTATCGTCTTCAACCATATCGTCTTGAGTATATGTACCAGGTTCAGGTAATATAGATTGTTGTGTAGGTGATTGAACTTCTAACTCTTCAAGAGTAAAACCCTTGTTTTGAGTTATACCTAGTTCTTCGGCAGTAAAACCAGCCATTAATTATTCTCCAAGTATTGGATAATATACACCATCCCTAAGCTCAAACTCGACTTCTTCATTTAAGTAGGGTTGTAGTGCAGGTTCTTTTTTAACCATTTCAGGTGTAACTGTTATTTTAGTTCTATTTGAAGGATTACTTAGAGATATGATAGACTGCATCCTTGGGTCTTTATCTATACCTTTTAATGTAGAAGGAAAACTTTCCATCTGCGTTTTAAGCCAACCCTCTGTTGCATAGGTTTTATACAAATACTGGGTTGCTAAAGTCTTAGCTTCAGGTGTTCCATTTCTTAAATCTTCAATAGCTGTTTGAGTAAGTCTACTCTTTTCGTTAGATGGATCTGGATTATTAGTAAGAAATTCTTGACCTTTCATTGCAAGTAACTCACCAATTAATTCAAACTGCTCGTCAAAACGTTTAATTGATTTTTCTGGGTCTATCAGTGTAGAAGAAGGTATATCAATAAAGGCAGTACGACCAGATTTTCTAGTCATATTCTTAATCTTTTTTGCAAGCTTAAAGTATTCTTCTTTATTAGATAAGTCTACCAGTTCAAACTCTCTGAACAGGTCAATCTTATCTTCTGTGGTGGTAGGTGCATTAACAATACTAATTATGTCTGGTAGATCTTCAAGACTAATATCGTTTTGAAATTGACTAGCTTGTTCATTTAAGAAATTTAAAACATCTTGAGCCGCATATGGATCTTCAAACACACTATTATAAAAATTTAAAGCTTTTTCACTATTGATTTCAGAATCTTTAACTCTCTGTTGAAGTATTGAAGTAGCCTCTATAGCACTTTCCATGTTTTTAGATTTAGTACTACCACTACCTCCTTCACCTGCTAGGTATAAACTAAGCAGGGTATCTTCACGTTTATTTTTTAGATCTTCTTTACGCTGTTTTTCTTTATCTACGTAGTCTAGATAATCTAGTGCGCCTTGTGAACTCCATCCCATAATTATACCCTCGCCATTAGACCAGTCTTAGCTGGCTCTTCTTCTTCAATCTCAGGTTCCATCATTGGTTCTTCAGATACCTCTTCCATAGTTTCTGGAATTGATTCACCTTCTTCTTCTTGTATCTTTTTAAGCATGTTTTTAGCTCTGACAGCATCTCTCTTATATGACAAAGCTTTCTTACTCTCTTCGTTTTCAAACCCTTCATCATACTCTAAGTTAGTTGCATCTGCAAACCCTTTAATATATTCGTGAAGAACTGGAGCTATGATCAAACTTACATCAATGCTATGCATACCTTCCATAACTGCACTACGAAGGATACCTTGAACTAAGGTCACAAGGTCTGCTCCATACTCTAAAAAGTATAGTACATCTTCCATAGCACCAGGCTTCATTAGATTATCTATATGAGCATCTAATGCTTCTATGGGATCTACAATTTCTGGAGGTCTTTCATATGGTGCATTTTTAGGAGTCGTCGTAAGCGACTGCCCTGGAATTGGTCTATCGAAAGGACTAATCATTAGTTATACCCCTGAGTAAATAAGTTTGCTTCTGCTTGTCTACGTTTTGTAAGTCCAGCTAAAACTTTACCGTCAGCTCTATTATATTCTAGGATCATCTCAGAAATTTCTTCATCACTTCTTGCACCTTCTTCGTCACCTGTAAGAAGTGTTTCAAGGTTTCCTTGCCCTAAGTTTTGAGTAAAGCTTGTTAAAGCATCTATTTGATTGTCAGACCAGTCATAGCCATACTTATCTCTAAACTTTAATACCGTAGCTCTTGCTTCTAATAAGTCTTTTTGTAAAAGTTTTTTAGCTTCTGCTTCGGTAATGGTAGCTGTCTCATTGGGTGCGGTAGATCCGTAACCATATGTCCATTTATTAATATCCCAATAAGGTTTATTTCTAAAACCTTCAAACCCAGCTACAAAACTAGCTACATCTCCTGAAGTTTGGACATCTGGATCTTCTGTAGGAGGTTCTATCTCATCAGTAAGAGGATCAATTTCTATATCTTCTTCTTCAAGTTGCTGTATAAGTTCCTTCATTCTATCTTTAGAAGACTCGTTTTCTTCTCTTATTTCAGTAAACCTAGCTAATAATTTTTTTGAAAGATCCTCTATATCAGCCTCTGAAACAGTCTGTTCAGGAACTCCTAACGATCTTACACGGCTGTCTCTAGATCTTTTAAAAGACTCGGACATTTCTGTTCCACCCCTTTGGGCAGCTTCAACTAGGTTTTTATAATTATTTGCGTAATTTACCATCTAATCTATCTCACTTAATTTGTAAGGCCATCAACAATGTCAGAAGCAGACTCAATTATGCTACTTGTTCCGAACAAGAACCTTAAACCTAAAGCAGTGTCTGCTGTGTCCTTTTCTATTGTAAGTTTTTCTCTTACAATTTGAGCATTCTTGTCAGACAAGACAAGCTGAAGTGCTCTGTCTAAAGCTGCTTGATCTGATGTATACACGTAGGACATCAAGTCTCTTTCTCTCTGCCAAATCTGATCTAGGTTTGTAGAAGTCAAAGCATTAATTGTTTTAGCATAATTCATGTTGCTTTCGTTTTGAGCTGCTGTATTCATGGTGGCTATGTTCTGTCTCCACTGAGCATTAGCTTGAGCAATCACCAAACCGTTTTGAGCATTGAATAAGTCACGTTGTTGTTGAATCTCTGAGTTAAATTTACGCATAGCATTAGTGCTATTTGTATTAAACTGTTCCATAGCATTCTGCTGTGACGCATTAAACTGTGAAGACTGTTGAGACAAGTTAGCAAAGAACTGATTACTTTGATTCTCACTAGAGGCATTAAACTGCTCCATAGCATTTTCAGCAGCAGCATCAGTAAACAACGACTGAATGTTCTGTTGAGCTTTAAACATAGCTGTTTGCTGTTGATTGTTAAGATTAGCAAAATCCATTTGCAAAAAGCTTTGAGCATTCTGTACAGCAGCTTGTTGTCTGTTACTTAGGTTAGCCATGTCTAAGTTAGCTAAAGCAGCAGCCTCTGCCATTACCATAGCTTGACTGTTAGATACGTTAGCTAACTCCATAGTATTTGCAGCACGAGAGTTTTCTAAAGCAATCTGCTGTTCAGCAGTAAAGTTCATATTTGCAACATCAGCAAATCTTGTTGCATTAAACACACGAGCTTGGAAAGCTTGGTCAAACTCTTGACCTATAAATGCTGCTCTTTGTTGTGCTGCAAGCATAGCACGTTCTTGTCTGTTTGACAAGTTCTTAAATTCAAATTGTGCTACTGTAGCAGCATCAGATTGTGCTATAGGTAAAGCACTTTCCATAGCAGCTTGAATCATTGCTTGGCCAGCCATAGAGGATGCACCAAGACCACGTTGTGCCATAGAAGCCATTGCAGCCCTCATAGCACCTGCAGCCCAAGGGGGTGTGTTACCGCCCTCAAACTGCTGCATAAGTCCCTCTAGTTGCCCTTGTACTGTAGCTTCTTTAGTTGGAGTAGCTTCAGCATGTTGAACCATTTCGGCAAATGTAGCAGCTTTAACAGCTTGACCTGTTATGTCGTTATTTACATCTATAAGCTCATTATTCTTAACTTCTAATTTATCTG